CGATTTGCTTTGCGGATAGTTCGATGTCCTCCGGCACGATAGATGCCGAGAGCGTTCCCCCTGCGTTTGCGTTCGCTGCTTCGAGGTTCTTCTTCGCAAGTTCAATGACCCTTTCTATCCACTTTACCAGCACGTCATGTGCCGGGGACTTGCCTCCACCCTTGGGTCCAACGACTGAACCAATACCCTCCAAAGCGGTTTGGTCGATGCCCTTCATCGAACCGCTACCGAATTTACCTACGGGTTGGCCATTCGCAAGTATGGTTGTTTCCATGCAAGTAAATGTATCCTGCCGAGGATAGTGTCTATCTGCGCCTCGCTCGCTCCGCCTCCATCCGTTCCGCCTCCAAGATATCGTGAATCAGTAGGGCGTAGGTCAGGAACTCCACCGCCTTCATTGCAAAGATGGCATCAAATTTCAGTACGTCCTTGTTTGCCATCCGCCACACCACCATCATCGTCATCAGGTGCTTGGAATAGTCGCTCAAAACTTTCAAGTAGGATTCTGAACTTAGCAAAAAAAAACTGACAACCCCCCAAACGTCCCCGACCTTGGCGTGTTTCTTCATCAGTTCGGCTCGCTCCGCATGGGCAGCCCCGTCGTACTTTTTCGGAAAGAATCCGAATAGACCGCCTTCCCGGCACAAGGTCGCCATGATGCGGTGGAGGTTCTGCAGGAGTTGTTTCTCGTCCGTCGTGTTTGCGTCCATGAGTTCAATCAACTGCCCAGCGGTTAACTCATCCGTGAACACCGTTGGAATCCACCACTTGCCCCCGGCTTTGAACTTCCTCTTGTAGCCAAGGGCAGGCAATGCGTTCCACTCGCTGATAATGGCCTTGTAACGCTTTAGGACGGCCTTGGCGGACATCTCTCTCACGAGCGATATATCGACCCCCTCAACGATTGCAACGACCCCTGCACGCTTGTCGTAGTCCCCAAGCACACTTGAAAACTCAATGGCTCCGATGCGTTGGAACTGGTCAATGGTGAGGTCTTGGAGTTTCATAGTTGTATGTACCATTGTTGAGTTCCCGGCACGACCTTATGCCTACCCTCAAAGGCTTCGCCTACGGCCTGAATAACTCCGGGCCATCCTCCAACATAGTCGTCCCCACAAATAAATCCGCCCTTCTTGACCTTCGGGAGCCAAGCCTTGATGTCTTGCAGAACAGGCTCGTATTCGTGCGATGCATCGATGTAAACGATGTCGAAAGCAGAATCCTTAAATTTCTTGCAAGCAGCCAACGACTCCATATTCAGCAAAGAAACCCTATCTCGTATCGGTTCAAGGTTCTTCAAAGCCTCTTCGTATAATGGGATTGAATTGTTCGCCTTGTGTTCAGGCGAGCCTTCAAAGTGGTCAATGGCTACCAACTTGTAATCAAGCCCCCTGCTGACAAAAACCTCGTCAAAGATGGCCGTGCCACGACCGAGGTAGACCCCGATTTCAGCCATGTGGTATTTTTCTTGGGGAGGCATTTCGTCAAGAATTAACTGAAGCAGTTGACCTTGATTTTCCATGTTTGACCAGCCAAAGATGTTGTCGTGTTTCATCGCTTAAAGAGGGTTTTAATGTTGGTGCTTCCGTGCTTGTAGTTGTTCGTTAGGTGGAACACCTTGCAATGGTCCGCAAGTTCGCCCTGCTCCGTGAACTCCAGCATCGGCTTTAGATTCAATGACCAAATCGGGAAGGACGCAAGGCTCTCCCTGAATAGACCGTTGTCGGGGATTTTGTCGAGTTCTTCGGGGCTTCGGGTCAGTACCTCCTTGAGCCTCTTGGTGCTGAACATCCAAAAAGCGTGGTAGTTGATGAAGAACGGCAGGCTCACATAGTCCTTACCGTTGTACTGACACCAAACAGAACTGGGCAGCACCTCGTTCACGTCGGGAGTGCATTCGCCTTCCTTATCGTCGTAGGTTTCAATGCGAGTGAAGGATGGGTACAAGCCATCGGCAAACATCGAATTGAACCGCTCCGTGAAGTTTACGAAGCCTTCCTTGGGCAGCATCATGTCGTCCTCGAAGTAGGCCACCCAGTCAAAGTACTTGTAGGTTTCCTTGATTCGTGTCCGATGAACCGCAGTCAGCATCCAAGGGTGTGAGAGTTGCGTGTGAGCATGAACCGTTACAGGTTGGTCCGCAAGTAGCCCCACGACTTCGGGGTCGTTGGTGTCCACGAAGATATCGGCCTGCACCGGGTAGGACTTGATAGCCTCGATTACCCGGATGAGGTTTGGCAGCCTTTCGGGGTTGTGGTGGTAGGCGATGTTGGCGAGCAGTTTCATATCAAAAAGTTACAACGAATCGTTCAGGTGAAGGCCAGCCGGGGTTGGAATCAAAGACCTTGGTGTCGGGTTTCTTGCCAATCCAATGCTCCGCTTGATAGCGTTGTTCCCGTACTGGTTCGCCCAGTTCTTTGATGTGGGAGGATTTGGCCCACCAAAAGTTGCCCCCGAAGTATGGGTAGCCTTCCGGGTTGTTTGCGTCTGCCATGTGAGGGAACTGCTCCTTGGTTATCCAATGGCAGCCGACCGCATCGACCTGCTCCAGCAGTTGCATGGACCGCTCCCAAGCGACGACATTGAAGAACAACATGGACCTCCCCCAAAGTTGGGTGGTCAAGGATGGATTCGCAGCCCCCTTGGTGTGAGCGTACAGGTACACGGCTTCCTCTTCCTGACTCGCCTTGTACATTTCGGTCAGGGTCGCCTGCTCCCAAGCATTCGTCCGGGTTACCACTATTTTAATCTTCGGGGCAACCATCGAGTTTTCCAGCACCTCCTTGACCGCCTTGCGTTGTTCGGGTGGACCGACGATGCCAACCCGGATTTCGTCCAAGATGTTGATGAGGCCGTAGTTGCAGACCGCCATCATGTGCTGATTGAGGATTAACTGCCAATTCCCTCCGCAATAGATGTGATAATAGTGAACGACTTTCATATGGTCCAAAGGAGGGTTAGAAGGGTGATGATGAAGAAAACGGCTGCAAGCGTCTTGCCGATTTCGATGATCAGGTCAAGGATGCGTTCGGGGTTCATGGGGCAAAGTTAAACCACAACATACTTCCCTGAATTACTGACCCGTAACTTGTTGAGTGCCACATACCGCATCGCATCGCAGGCGTGGTTGAACGAGTCAATCGGGACCCCCGTGTTCTTGCCTTCTTTGTCAGTCGCCCAAGTGTAGGACCGTAGTTCCTTGATGAGGTTGGTGGAGTCCTTGGTAACCTGCAATTTAAAGCGTTTCAGGATGTCTATCCCGTTCCTGACCGAGTCGGGGCCTTTCTCCGCTGGCTTGATGTTAAACCCCAACCGATAGATTTCCTCGATGGACTTCGGTTCTGCTGAATCGGCCACGATCTCCCAAGCCCTTGTGATGCCCAGCGACCGCAGTTTGTCTGCGATATCTTGATTCGTGAGGCCCGTGGAGTAGAGCAGTTCCTGAATCAGCAAGCAGTCCCCTTGGCGGTAGATGGCGACCAAGGCCGTAGGGTCGTTGCTAAAGCCCCAGTCAAGCCCAAGGGCGACGAATTTGGCTCGGCTGACATCGATACCCTCCACCACCTCGAAGTCCTCGTATATCGCCCCCTGAAGCGTCCCGACTTGACCGAGGCCGTACACCTTCCACCAATTCGCCCAATAGGCTGACGTTTCGGCTTTGGTGCGGTTGAGTTCGATGTCCCTCTTGATGGTATCAGGCAGAGCCTCGTTGTCGTTGTAGGTTAGGATTATCAGTTCTGCATCCTGTTCGGGCAGGACCTCCGTATGCGCCCAAAACTCGTGTGTCGGGTTGAAGTCGATGTAGATGGCCTCGCTGGTACGGATTGCCAACTGGTAGTAAGATTCAAAGTCGATGTTGTTCGCCTCGTTGATGTAGACGACCTGCCTCCTTGCCCCTCGGAGCCGTGCCTCGGAATCAGCAGAAAAAAACTCGATGATTGAACCGTTGGCAAAGTGATAGGTGAGCAGGGTCTTGTTCCATCGGTCTGCGACCCATCGGCCCGTCCATTGCATGACCTTCGCAAAGTCCTTGATTGCTCCCCTCCGTAGGTGAGGGATGGATTCAGAAACTACCGATATCTCGGTCTTGTTCTTTGCTGCGATGTCAATCAGGACCGCAAGGATGGCGAGGGTCTTGCCCGCACTTGTTCCGCCTTGGATGACCTTCTTCCGGGCCGTCATACGACGGATTCGGCTGATGGCGGTCGTGTACTTAAAGTCCATCCCCGAATAGGGGTTGCTCGATGTGAACCGTGTTCTCTTGGCGTTCCACAAGGTTGTTGATGCGTTGAGTGATGGACGGGTTGTACTGACCGACCATACCTCCCTCAATTTGGTCTTGACGGATGACTCGCTTTATGCGTGAACAGATGGCTATATAGTCGTCATATCGCTTGTCCCTGTTTGTGAAATAGGTCCCAAGGTCCTCAATGATACCTGCATCTGCACACCAGTTCTCAAAGCCTTCCAAGGTCAAGGGTCGCTCCAAAGGCTCATGCTGGGGGATAGCATCCTTGCCGGGGAATACCGTCTTGGTCCTTGGGTTTGCCTTGACCCCTGCCCGGTATGCCTCAAAGTACTCCCACATCTTTTCGGGGGTTTCGATGTACTTGCCGTTGCCCTTGCTGGTTCCCATTAGTATTCGATTTTGTCGATTAGGTCGCTTATCTTGTTTACGATTTTCATTTTCACTTCGTACTGGTTCGGGGCATTGGAATCGTCCACCGCTCCGATGCAGTCGCAGAGGGTGGTGATGACCATCATCAGCGAATCCATCCGAGCCTGCACTTGGGCCTCGTCATCCTTCGCCTTCGAGTTCGCCAAGTTCTCGGAGTTTATTTCTTGACCATGAGAGAGCCGACTTGCCACCCCACAGGAGGTAACTGATGTACCCGCAGTCCGAGGTATCGTCTGCGTTGTCGTAGTAGGTTTCAGCACGGGACAGGTAGGAGTGCATCCGCTTGATGGTTTCAAGGGAAATTGCTTCCCCGTTGGCTAACTGCTGCGCCCTGACCTTGCCCGTCTGGGTGGCACACTTGTTGCCGTTCCGCTCGTTCAGTTCTATCCCTCGCTTGGCATTGGAGCGAATCTCTTGGCCGTAATCCGAATAAGACTCGAACTGCTGCCTTTTGTGATTCTCCCAAGTTGAGCCACAAACGGCCAATCGTTGAGCCGTATCGGGAAATTCTGCATTGGTTTCGTTGTTGCTCATGCAGCGACCGATAAAGCCTTCTCTTGACTCGTTATTGTTCGGGATTGGCAGGGGCATTCAGGGAGTGGTTTATGGTGTTTTGGTTGGCTTCGGCAAACAAGTCCGCTTGTAGGTAAATGTATTGGAGGGCTGATTTTACGCAGTCAGCGCACCACCAATTCGTAGGCGGTCGTCCGTGAGCGGTCAGGATGGCTTGCAGTTCACCAACCGCATCGGGTGGCAGTCGCATCGTCAGCGAGGCGATGTACTGGTCCCAGTACTTGCGATGCTTTTGGGCCACGATGAATTGGTCGTTGGTCATTTGAAGGTCCATTCTCGGAGTAGGATTGCGGTGGCAGATGTGGCAAGGCCAAGGATTGGAGCCAAGTACCATTGGCAGGTCGGCAGCGTCAGGGCAACCCCAAGCCAAAATCCAAAGCAGGTCATGCAGGAAAACGGCTTCCGCTTGGCGAAGGGCAAAGCGTAGAACCATCCCGGCAGGACCCGGAACTCCACGACCGCAAGGGTCGCAAGCGCACTAATCAGGATGGGAT